CAAGAAGCATTTATTATTGAAAAACAAAAACAAAAATATAGCCTTCTTGAAATTATTGAAGGTTTGATGGATAATTATATAATGTCTGAAAATGACGCAAAAGAATTGTTACAAAAAGGAGTGAATGAAATGGAAGTTGTAAAGGGTGTTAGAAAATCTGAAATAGAAATTAAAATCAACCCAGGGTTTAAAACAAGAATTGAACTAAATAAAAACACGGGTGTCATTACCATTTCTGTAGATGGAATTAATAATATTGAATATTTAAATAATATTCCAATATATTTGGATACATTGATCAGATTAACTCAAGATATGAAATCAACCAATTATCCTGTAAAACAAATTAAAAATAATTGTAGCGGTAGTGAATTGAAAACCGAAATTATTCTCAAAGATTTTGAAAAAGAAGAAAACGACCAACAAAAAATCTTTGATTTAAGCTCAGCCAGCTCAAAATCATCATCTGTATCCAAGAATGAAACAGAATATAAACCATTTATAACCGCATTTAACGAAGAAGAAAATGAAGAACAAAACGAAGAAAAGAAAGAACGTATCAAGACCGCGTTTGATTTATTTTACGGGGATAGTAGTGAATCGGGAGACGAAGAACAAAAATTCTCAGGAGGACAAACTAGCTCAAAGAGTAGTAATTCTAATTCTGAAACAACATTTAAAGAAGGCGAAATCTTAGATTTTGACATACCTGAGGATGAACCGGGCAAACAGAATAAAATTGTCATTGGACAACCACTTTATCCGGGCGTTGATGACGATGATATTGAAGATATTGAAAAAAATGTAATTGAATTAGATGGAATGAGTTTAAAAAATCCGAATGTATTTGAACAAAAATTACAACAATATGATCCAACATTGTTTTTAACAAAAAAACAGGGTAAATTCAAACCATATTCACGAACATGTGCTTCTAATTTGAGGAAACAACCTGTCTTACTTACCAAAGAAGAATTTGAAAAAATAAAAAAAAATAAACCAGGATTTTTAAAACCCGAAGACGTTTTAAAATATGGAAGTGATCCAAAAAAACCAAATTATTACATTTGTCCTCGTTACTGGTGTTTGAAAACAAATACACCCATTGATCCGTCTGAACTGACAGAGGTCCGCAACAAAAGAGGTGAAATCGTAAAAAAACATCCTACTTGTGGAGAGGTTATTCCAAGAGACGCCAAAGAAGTCCCAAAGGGGGCATATATATATGAGTTTTTTGACCCACAAGAACACGGAACACAGGATAAATATATACAACACTACCCGGGGTTTATGAAAGAAGGACTACACCCAAATGATTTATGTATTCCTTGTTGTTTCAAGAAATGGAACACAAAAGAACACATTGGTAAAAAAGCAAAATGTGAGAAACAAATGGAACAAGAGTCTGACTTTGAAGAAAGCATCCCAGGGTCTGATTCTGAGCCAGAACCCGATGAAAGTGAAACTGGCAAAGAAGAAGAAAGTAAAAACGTTATTGAAAGGACAAAAAATATAGTAGAAAAAATACCCAGCCATAGAGAAAGTCAAGTATCTGAAGAACAAATTATAAAAAGTATTCCAGGAAAAGATAAAGAAGATTTTTATATTAAAGGGCAAGAAAAAGTTCCATTAGATCAAGGACGTTGGGGATATTTACCAATAAGTATTCAGCATTTTTTACATGAGGACAATTCAAAATGTCAAAATCAAAATAAACAAAATGCTCGTTATTTCCATAGTTGTTTATTAAGACACGGTGTCGAATTTAGTGAAGCACAATCATTTATTGCTTGTATTGCGGATATAATGTTTTATATTGATTCAAAACGTATTCCTACCATTAAAGAAATGAAGGAACTTATCATTTCATCATTATCTATTGATGATTTTTTAACTTATCAAAACGGAAATTTATATGTTGATTTTGATATTGAGCCAACCGTTATAACAGAAGATTTGGTAGAAAAATATATGGATTCTAAAATATATCAAGCGACTCAATATAATTTGGACTTTTATCATAAAATTGTATCATCTTTTGAAAATTTTAAAGCGTTTTTATTGGATAATACTGTACATATTGACTACACTTATTTGTGGGACATTATTTGTAAGCCGAATCCTAACCTATTACCAGGAGGAATAAATTTAATAATACTAGAGGTAGATTCGAATGATAAAACGGATTCTGTAAATTTGATTTGTCCAACCAACCATTATTCAACTGAAATATTTGACCACCGAAAGAATACATATTTAATTCTAAAAAATGGAAATTATTATGAGCCGATTTATTCATATAAAAATGTAAACAAGAAACTGACCATTATTAAAAAATTTAGCGAATTAAACCCCGAATTACCAGCCAACATTCGAAACTTGTTCAAAAAAATAATAAAACCATACATTCATACAATGTGTAAGCCTTTGAATAGTATGCCTTTAAAATATAAATTTTCAAGGGCAAATCTAGCAAATAATGTAATCACAAATTTACAAAAAATAAAATATACTATATTGAAACAAATTATAAATTATCAAGGCAAAGTAATTGGCGTTGTTGCGTATAATGATGATTCTGCCGGTTTTGTCCCATGTCATCCATCATCGATTAACAATAACTATGAATTTGCTTTAGTGAGTAAAGATACATTTACCGATTACAAAAATACGATTCGTTTTTTGAAAGAAGTATACAAGTCTAGTAAAAAAGTAATTTTGTGTAATCCGCTTTATAAAGTAGTTGATAAAAATAAAATGGTAGTTGGTGTATTAACCGAAACAAATAATTTTGTCGGAATAAATAAATATGTTTCTTTAGATGATACTGCTGACGATTCATTAACTATTATCGAAGGTAGTGATCAATATGATATTGATAACAAAACAATATTAACGGAAAAAGTAGATGAGGATAGAATAGAAACTATACAACGTATTAAAATGGAGACAAATCTATATAATTCTTTTAGAAATACAATAAGAATCTTGTTAAATGATTTTAAAAATATCAAACAAAGAGAGAAAATAGAAAAAGAGACAAATTCGCCATATGCCTTGTATAATGATCAGCTGGATAGTATTTCCGATCAATTGAGAAAACTTGTTGGCGACAAAGTAATATTTACTCAAGATTATGATATTGGTAAAATAAATAAAAATTCGGATATATCCGCTTGTATGATGAATGCTGCTAATAAATGTTTAATAAAAAATTCATGTAAAACCAATCCTGATAATAATATATGCCAACTGGTTATTCCCAAATATAATTTAATAAGTAATTCCAATAATAATGAAGAGTATTATTATGATAAAATGGCAGATGAAATTATTCGTTACAATAGAATAAAATCATTCATGTTTGAACCGCAAACCTATTTGTCATTCAATAATTTAGGATATAATTTAACAGACAATGAAGTAGTCATGATACAATCATTATTAACTAGTGAATATTTTGATACTCTTATTCCAGCGGTTTTGAATAAATATGTAAAATATAATAATTATGATACCGTTGAACCGCAAATGACGCAAGTATATGATAATAGAGTACAATTAAATGACACAAATATAAATAATGATGTGGATAACGAATTGGTTGAATATGTGCCAAAAATGAAAGATAAAATAACATCGGGGGTGTGGAAAAAATCATTCCCATCTTCATATAGCGAGTTGAGTTATGATAACGGATTTTATTTATTGATAGATATCATTAAAAAAGCAACATCACAAAATTTGACAACAAATCAAATTAGACTTGATTTATTACATGAATACGCGTCATATTTTAAACAAAACGGTGATTATGAAACCAAAATATTAGATGTATTGGCATTGGAAGGAAAAAAATTACTTGTTCAACAGGTACGAGAAAAATTAATTACATTTACTAATTTTATTTATAACGGGGATTATTTCATTTCCAATTTGGATATTTGTTTGATTTTACAAAAATATAAAATCCCTTCGTTTTTTATTTCTACCAAACCAATATGTCAGAATAAATATACCAACAATGCGTATGTAATATACGGCGAAACAAACGACAAGTTTTGTTTCATCGTAACATCGCCATTGACGCGCGGTGAAAAAACAACGACATATAAATTGGTTCAAAATGATAATCGTAAAATCTTTATGGAAAAAAGTGTTCTTGGTGGCGAGGGTCTCGACAACGTAGATGAGGCACTTGACAACAGACAATCAATGAGCGAGTTTTTAAATATATTCAATAAAAAGGATTATTCTTTAAAAAATAAGGGCGCAGAAAAACCAAAGGTCAAATTAGTGATTGAAGAAGATAGCGATAACGAGATTGAAACGTAAAATTTTATATAAATTATTAGGGTACATTTTTTAATTCTTCACGCGCTATAATTTCACAATTTTTTGAACAGACGAATGTCTTTTTCATAATATATATAATATCCTCGGTTGGTTTATCATTCAGATACGCATCACATGTAACACATTTTAAATCCAACGAACAAATAACTTTAAATACAGGTTGCATCATAGGTCTATGTTCAACATTAAACTCATGAATAATGTCTTGTATTTCTTTTGGTAATAATAATATTTTTGATAATATATTTTCCATGTTAGTTTTATTCAATTGATTTGTATTTTATCTATAAAAATCAATTTTTATTATATTGCGTTAAAAGTTCTAAAATATTCCATTGTCTTTTGAATACCCGTTTCCAAGTCAATAACTGGTTTGAATCCTAGTTTTTCCCACGCCAATCGAATATCTGGTTTTCTTTGTTTTGGATCATTTTCAGTAGATGGCAAATAATCCACTTTTAATTCACATGTGCCACTTACTTTCTCAAAAATCTTGACCAATTCATTCAAGGTAAATTCACAATTTGGATTACCAAGATTGACTGGTCCATATTCATCACTCGCCATCATAGTAATTAACCCTTCAATCAGGTCATCTACATAACAAAAACTTCGGGTTTGGTATCCATCACCATATATTTTGAGATTTTCATTATTCATGATTTGATTCATGAAATTCGTAATTACGCGTCCATCATTTAAATCCATATATGGACCATAGGTATTGAATAAACGCGCAATTTTTACATTCATATCAAACTTTTTACGATATTCGTAAAGTAATGTCTCTGCTACGCGCTTTCCCTCATCATAACAACTTCTTTCACCAACGGTATTTACATTTCCATAATACCCCTCAGGTTGTGGATGAACCAATGGATCCCCATAAACTTCCGATGTAGAGGTAAATAACACTTTTGCGCCATGTTTTTTTGCCAAATCTAAGACATTCTTGGTTCCTACAAAAGAAGTCATAAGTGTTTCAATCGAATTTGCCTTGTATTTATCTGGACTGGCGATACATGCTAAATGATATATTTCATCTACTTTAGGCAAGAATATTTTATTTGTAATGTCAAAATTAACAAATTTGAAATTAGAGTTTCCTACAAATTCCTCAATATTACCCATTTTACCAGTGATTAAATTATCCATACAAATCACCTTGTTCGCAGGATTTTCCAATAGTCTTTTACAAATATGACGACCTAAAAACCCAGCACCACCGGTGACTAATATATAAGACGATTTATTATCTTTTACATTTGTTCGATTTACATCATGTAACCAATCTCGTTCTGGTCTGTCATAATTTTCATTTCTATCTAAATTCGCCTGTAAAATATAAGAAGGAATACCATTTTGTATTAATTGACTATACATTGAATTGGTGTCTTTGGGGAAACAGGTGCCACCATATCCTCTTTTATAATTATATCCAGGGCAAGTCATATGACTCGCACCAATACGGTCGTCTAATTTCACATAATTTATCACACTGTTGTAATTAATACCCAATTTTTCTGCCAAATCATAAATCTCGTTAAAATAACCTACTTTGGTCGATAAAAATGTGTTTCTAATTAATTTATTCATTTCCATTTCTTTATTGGTTCCAAATTGAATATCGTCATATTTTATACTCTTGTGTTTAAATGCGCTATCAATTAACTGACGAATCAATACACGATATTGCATTTCTTTATCAAAAGTACAGTTTTCATAAATTCCAAATAACCAATGTTTATTCGTGGTAAAATCTTCCTTCCAATTATGTTCGGTTAAAAATTCGGGCATAAAAAATACTTTATGTGAATCACAATACCCTATTGGAACCGTTGAACGAACTATAATATAATCATGTTTTAAACGAGTAACATACATATCAATCAAATTAGTATAACACGATCCATCAATATTTGTCGGTGTCGGTAATGAAATAAAAACTAAATCTACAATTTTTACGGTTTCGTCCAAATCTAAATTCGGAGGTGAACATAATTCTGGAACACAATCGTAGATGAAAAATTCAACATCTACGTTTTTTAATAAATAGGTGGCTTTTCCAACAAAGCCAAACCCGATAAGTAAAACCTTCATATAATTTATAATAATACTTTTTGTTTATATTTGTTTTATTATAAATTATTATAATTCATCACTATCTGTATCATTTTCCATTACAAAATCACCAGTATTTTCAACAATTTCACTATCTGAATCATTGTCGTCGTCATCATCATCATCAGAATTCGCTACACCGTGAAATCGAATATACTCTACTGCGTTATGTAATGATGCTGTCATATTATTACGAATGGTTGCGCCAATAGAATCATCCGTATCAAATTCACCACTATATCCAAACATTTCGTCGTGGTCAATATTTGGAAGTCTTTTGAATACGCTTTTATCATACTTTTTATAAAAATTCATATGGTTTTCATCATAATTATCAACCAACATTTTATTATTTTTATCTAGTTTAAATAGTTTTCTACCAAAATATGGATTGTATCTTATAAACAAATCAAACTTTTTCACCAAGATTTCATATGAATTTGTTATTTTTTCAGTTCCAACAACATAGAACTTCGATAAATAATACAAATGTAAATAGGGTCGCATGATTTCCACCAATTTATTTTTAGGGAAATTTTTATGGATACACAATATTTTATATTTTGAATTATTTGATTTCAAGGTTTCAATCATAGAAACAACCGTATTATATAATATATTTGGACTCGTTGAATAGACGTATCTTTTGATTGACTCTTCTCTTATTAATTGTTCATTATCTTCCCTGAATATTTCAAGATCAAAATCTACATTGAAAAACTGTTGATACAAAATCGGCATCGCAAAGGGACGATTTTTCATGAAAAAATAAATATTATATAATGTTGCCTTTTCAAGTACAATATTGTTGTAAGGATTTTTTGGCGCCAATGGTTCACTGAAAAATAAATACGAATTTGATAAATTATTATTCATTATATTCACCAAATCACTTGCCGAAAATAAATACTTACAATTGTTTTGAAACAAGACAAAGACATTCGGGTGTTTTTCATCCAGTTCATTCATATATAAATCACTGGATATTTGAACCACTGCTTTTTTGTATTTATAGAATCGGACAAAACGCATAAAGGCAAAATGGGTTTTTTGAATTTTTGAAAAATAGGAGAAATATAAATCTTTTGTTTCCTCATTATAAAACATGTTTTTCAATACATTTGTTAAAAAGCTGAATTTATATTTAACAAAACTTTTATAATCTAATTCTTTTTCTAATAAAATACGATACATATTTATTACATAACAATAAAGTTCAATATGAATAATTTGTTTTATTATATCAGCTGTTTCTATACTATAGACTTGACTCAATAATTCGCAAAACAATAAGGGATATTTTTCTTTTTCAGTATTTTTATCAATATTTATAAATACTTTATTTGATACGCATTTATTTATAAGTGAACAATAAGAACGCATGTATTATATAAAATCAAAATAATTATATAATAATAAATTTATATTTCTAATACATTTATATTATTAATATTTGTATATAGATGAAAATAATACAAAATACGCCAACACCCAAAACAAGCAAAAAATGCTGTGACACAGAAAAATGCTGTGCTAACATAGAATGGTCAATTGGTTATCTTATAGGTGAAACAGTTTCTTGTTTTGTAAATTTATGTCTCCGGTTTGTAAATAATGCGAATAAAGGGTTTTCTTCCCGCAATAAACCGAATTATTCCAATATGAGGAGACGTTCAACATTATAAATATGAATACTATTTATAATAATAATATTATCAACTAATTATGTACGTTTTCTTTTTTTACTAGAATTATTTTTTATTGGTCTTCTACGATTTGTACGGTTACTACTTACGTCACCGCTGTAACCAGATGGTTCTTTATCAAAAACGTTTGTTAAATTATTCGTTTTTTTATTATTATAGGTTTTAACCGCAGACGACATAACATTAGTAACAGTTTTTGTTATATAATATTTTTTGTCCATAGGATGTTTTAATGATTGTCTATGAAACTTTTGTAAATCTTTTCCAATATAACTAACAATATTTTCAATTCTACTATATTTTTCATTTTTTTGCGTTTCTTCAGAACCACTACTAGAGCTTGCTTGTAAAATATTAGAAAATGTCCCCACACTTGTAGTTACATATTTGTTATCTAAAACTTTAGTTAACCCTGGTTGAAACCCCTTATTTTCTCTTTTTTTAAGAAATTTTTCTACTAATTTTTTCAATTGTTTATCATCATACATAATAGTTTTATTTTCGGTTTTTATATAATTTGGTTTATTTTTATTTATTTTTCGAACACGTTTATAAAAATTAAAAATAAAGTCTGAAAGATTTTTTAAACTTTCTTCATCCACTTCTATGCTCATATCAGATAGTATTTTTATTATCTTGTCGTCTAATTTAAATTGGTTGCATGCTTCATGCGAATCCGCATAAAAATCCATATTTAAAAATAATACTTCAATAAATTCATCGTTATTTAATTCTGGATTTTTTTTTATGTTTTTAATCAAATTAGATTTAATTCTTTGTGCTTCACTAAAATTTGGGTTTTTACTATTTATATTTTGATAATACTTGTATAAATCACTTTGAATATTAGATTTTTCTTTATAATCCTTCCATTCTTCAAATTGTTCTGGATAATGATATATTTTTGGTATCAATGTCATACTTCGTACAGCGTCAATTTTATGTTCAATTTCTCCATGACTATAAATTGGTTTACCACATATCCAACAAACATCTTCATTCTTATTAGACAGTTCATGAAAAAAGTTTTTTCCAAATATATCTTTCATAAATTTTATATTTGTAATACTTTCAGTAAAAATTTTTCTTAAAGGAGTTTCTTCAATGATTTCTACAATTTTATCTACATCATCATTAAGAGATTGATCATTATCAACTACAGTCATTAAATATTGTTTAAATTTGTCCTTTCCATATTTTCCATTAAGAAACCCAAATAAATATTCTGTGATTATATCATCACTACTTGATTTTGTCTTTGAGGTTTGTTTACTTTTTTTATTTTGTTTATTTTTTATAAAACGAATCTCATTAACAGCGTTTTTAAAATCCTCATTTTCACGTAAATTTTTTTCAAGAACTTTTAATACTTTTTCATTTTCATCAACTAATTCATCCAAATATTTTTGTTCTTTTAAAAGATTTTTGCGTGTTATATCATCAAAACTAACAACACCAGATTGAGTTGATATCTTATTTTTTTTACTTTTGCTTTTTTCACTTCGTTGATTAAGTGTTGACTTTTTTGATTTATTATTTTTATTAGATTTATTTGAATTTAATTCCTGAAATTCTTTGTAATTACTTTTTAATTCTTGTTCTGTTTTTTTTTGCTCAGTTATTAATTTACATAACTCTGTAAAATTTTCTGTCAAATCATCACCAGATATTGGATGTATTCCCTCAATTTTATCAGTCCACTTATTTCCATATACAGAACTTGTTACTTCTTCTCTATTCATTTTTAAAAATGGAGTTGTTTTTATCTCGAATTGTTTTGTTTTACTACGAGTTAGAATTCCAGGTGTATGTAGAATTTCTTTCTCATCAACTTCCATTTCAGTTTCTTTGCTACAATCTTTTGTATTTTTATTAGAATATAAAGTCGCGCTAATAAATTCCAACGATGAATTAAATGCGTTTTCTAATGATTGCCTAATATTATTAAAAATACCATCATCACCATTATCGTTTAATTTTCTTTTATTGCTTCTTTTATTGCTATTTTTGTCTGCACTATCAACATTTATGTTACTATCAAATACTGACATCAATACACTTATTATATAATAAGAAAATAATATATAATAATTTTTATATCAAAACATTCTAAAATCCAGGATTATAATCATCATCATGACCTAAATCACTTGCCTTTATATTGATTACATTATTTTCAATAACCAATTTATTTTTACTACATTTGTCATCTTCATTTTCCAGACCACCAAATACATCATCAATCATTTTGTTGGTATCTTCTTGTTCATATTCAATTGTATTCTCCAATTTACGCATTTCGTCCAAATCAAGCACCACCTGGAATGCGTTGGTTCCAAATAATCCTTCTTGACCACACATTACATTTGCGGATACACCACGCATAATATCTAATTCCGCATGTCTTGCTGCTTTCAAGAATTGTTCCGGGGTTTCCTCAAAAGATGCCTTGGCAATTGGACCAATATTATCATTATTAATACCATGTCTAAATATCGAAATCATCTTATTGGTAAATGTCATTCTATCGCACAACATTGCCATGTGATGATAATTAATATAGGTGCCATCAAATTCAATGACTTCCGCCAATTCATTATAAATGGTTTGTCGTGCCGCCTCAATACCAAAGATGTTGTATATTTCAACAATATCATTACTAAATGTGCGTTTCGCATCAATGTAATCAAGAGCCAATACATCCAATATATTTGTTCCAATAGTATCCAAAACCCATATATCTTGTTTCTTGTATACACCCGATGTTTCCACTAAATTATCCTTGATCTTACGAAGAATTACCTTATTGATATTTTTAACACCGCGAATCACTATATTGTGTAATATTTGGTCTTGGAAATTCTTTAATATATAAATTTGGTCAGACTGGTCAAGCGGATTGACTTTGCTTTTATTTTGTCCAATGGGTGTTACACCTGTTTTTTCTGCTTTATTAACCACCGTATTCATACGAATTCTAAAGACTAATTTGTCCGCATTATAATCCGAATAGACGCATGCCACCTCATCTCCATAACTATTTTTCAAGGTGAAATTCACATCGTCCATGGTAATATTTTTCTCCAACATGATTTCAGAATCCATCTCCATTCGTAGAATCCATTTTGATTTTTCATTGGTTTGTGGTTCAACCGATTTTTCAATACATTCATCCACCATTTGTTCAAATGATTGAAACTGTTCCATTGTCGTCTCGTCCTCACCAATCAATGTATTTAAATCATCCGGATCAAAACAAATATCAATGGATTTCACGATTTCCTCCATCTTAGTGTGTTCCAACATGTACATAATGGATTGCGCTTTTTCACGGTCGGTTTGTTCCTCTTGTTTCATGTAAATGGTTAGCGACGGATTTTTTGGTTCGGGTGACAAAGATAATATTTCTTCTATTCTTGGCACACCACGAGTCACGTTAGATTTAGACGAGACCCCTGCGAAATGAAAAGTGTCGACGATCGCGAGACCATTATAGATGTTAAAATTTCTTGTGTCCGCAACTGTTAGGTCAAACGCATAATTTGTAGTATTTGAAACTTCTTCTATGCTTTTGATTTTGTCAAACAAAATATTTTTATAACGACCGTTACGGTCTTCAAATATGATTTCGCCATCAACATCATTTGGTACACTGTCATAACTTTTACAGTAATTATATTTATAATCGTGGTTCAAAATATCTGTTAATTTGTCTTGTTTGTATTTTAATTTCATATTTAATTTTTCAGCCAATAATAATGCTTGTTTGTTTCTAACAAATAAATTATATAATTGTTTAATATCTTTGCTTCCACGATTATTTGTTTCTTGTTTTTTATATTTTGTAATGTAACTATAAATACCTAAATTATTCAAGATTTGTTGTACATCAATCAACATATTCTTTGATACAGATGACATGCTTATTATTTTTCCTCTAGTATCAACACATCCATCCCCACCAATATAAGCATCCAAGAATCCAACTAAACAATCTTTGTTAGAGAATATAATCTTGTCTGAAATGAATTTGTTATGACTCAATTTTCCACAAAATAGTTCCAAGATTCGAC